AGCATCAACGCTGTAAGAGCCCTTAGGGGCCATTAGCATCTGGTAACTGCTTTTCTTCCCGTCTTCTGAGTAATCATCGAAATCAATGGCTTCGCCTACCTGAAACAAGGCTGGCCCCTTGCTCTTCATTAAGGACTCAACCGCACCATAATCGCCAATGCCAGCATAGAACTTGGCATCATTGATGCGGAAGTCGGAGTTTTTCCCAGCGGCTTCTTCCTTTGCCATGCCTTCTCCATACTTAGCACGTGCTTTCTGGTATTCCTCACGGCCAACGCCACTGTATCCAGAAAGGTGTGCAAACTTGTTTCCTGTGATACGCTGTGAAATGTCTTCTTCGGTCTGTCTTTGGTCTGCACCAAACATCTGACCCGTGGTAAGGCCAGCCTGACCTTTTACGTCACCAGCGTACTGAGAGTAGTCTTCTTCGTTTTCCATGATTATTCGAAATCAGGGGTGGCGATGTTTCCTTTTTCGTCAGTGTAGATTGAGTCAGCACCCGTCTTACTGCCTCCAACTTCAAAGAATACCCATTTGTAGCGGGGGGAGGATGAGCCTTCGTCGGCTTTCGTTTCCTCAAACAACTGTTTAAAGGTTTTTTCTACGGAAAGGTCTGATTTCTTAGGGTCAGCGGCGTCATTTTCCTTACGGGCAACCTTAGAGGCATCGTTGACCCTTTTGACGCTAGCCGTCCCCATGTCAACAATTGCACCTACATACCTCTTTACGTTTCCGTTAGCATCTGGCTTTGCCTTAATCCCGTATTTTCTATCCGTAGGGTCCATAACGTTACTAGGTGCAATAATCCTAGGTTCGGCAGAGTCTTTGTACTTTTCGCTTTTATGGATTTTCTCCTTAATTACTTTATTGTCAGCACTTCTTCCAGTAGACCTCTCCCATTCTAAAGATTGACCCTTAAAGTCAGCGGCTGAATAAAACTTCTCCATAACCTTGTCTGCTGTCATCTTGTAGAGGCTTGAAGTTCTTTTGGTGGGGTCTACGCCAGACCTTACGTCCTCCCAGACTTCGTTTTGGAACGAGTTAGGAACATCCGCAAACTTACCCTTATTAGGGAAGGTTTTAGCGTCGTTAGTATCAAGACCTCCAAAGGCCCTACGGATGGCAGATACTTCTTCTTCTCGTCCAACATTTTTAGCCACAGTAATTCCATCTTTCTTTTTCTTTTCGGCCTCGCCCTCCTGTTTCATTTTGCCCCATGCTGTTGCCACTCCATATCCAACGGCGGGGAGGGCGGCTTTTCTTACACCACTGCCAATTGCGTTAATGCCAGTTTTATTGCCAGCCCAATCTTGGACGCCCTCGGTAAGCCTTCTGACAGGACCCTCCCCAACAATAGCACCAAGGGTATTTCTAAGCGTTGCACTAGCCATGTTAGACGAAGGCCTATTTAGCCAAGCATAGGTTGGGTCTGGAACAAAGGTGGTATCGTTTGGTTGAATTTTTTGACCTAAGGTAGATGAAAGATGCTCATCGGTCATCAGTGGAATTTGGACTCCGCTATTCTTGTTTGCTTTTACAGCCATGTTAAATGGATTCCCGCCGCTCTCAGCAAACCTCTTGAGTAGCCTAGCCTGTTCTTCTGGGCCAATAGACATTTCATTATTTGCCATACCTTGGCCAACAATGTAATCACCAAAATTCAAAGAGGCATCCTTCGGGTTAGCGGCGTCTGGGGACACATTTACATGAACGTAGTCATTAATGTTCGTACTGGCTTTTAGGATTTTGGCGGCTCTGGCCTCGTTTCCTGCGGCATTAGGCGTCAAGTCTTGCCCGATGTTAAGCGTGGTGTTGGGAGACAACCCAAAGTCGTCTGTCGTGACGTATTTGATTAGTTTCTTTTCGAGTGAATTAGCCATTTTAGTAAATTGTTTTAGTTTCCAAAGCCTTTTCCAGCGTATTGTTTTTGTGGGGTTTTGCCCTTTTCGGGTCCACGCTTCATGGACTTAGCGTCGGCGTATTTTTGGGAAATTAGTTCTTTGTGCCCCTTAGGGTATTTTTCGGCAAATGCCTTTGGAATATCCTTTTTCAATCTTTCGATGTCGAGGAACTCTTCGTAAGGCTTTAAGGTATCGAAGTGTTTTTCACCTCTAGCAACACGCTCGATTCTATCAGTTAAGAAGATGTTTACGTCTTTGGGAGTCATGCTTGCAACCATTGGTGCTGAACGTGAAGTCCTGATAAAATCAGCCTGCTTTTTATCCCAGTTGTCGGTCTCTTTTTGAGTCATACCTGCCGCCATGTGCTTTTCTCCACCAATAGCATTTCTAGCCCAAGCAACTCCAGCCGCCGCAGTGCCACCAATCATGGCACCCCAAGGACCCACCAAAGAGCCAGTCGATGCTCCATGACTCAGAGTCCTGACGTTAGTCGCAGAAGTTTTATTGAAGTTGATTCTGTCCATGATTTTGGCTTCCAAGTCTTTGTCTCCGTAGAACCTAGCCGCCATTAAGTCATTTTCTTCCTCAGAAGTGTCGTCAAGAGCGGATGCGGCAACCTCGCCCCCGACGCCCACTGCCAGTCCAGCCCCAAGGGCGGTACCAATATTGGCCGCACCTCTAGCGAGTCCGCTCTTACCCGAAAGGCTGTTTCCAATCCAGTTTGGTGCCATGAACTTACCAACAGCCCCACCGAGTTTGCCAGAATTTTCGGCTGTAACAGCAAGGCCCTGAAGCATTTTTGGAAGATGTTTCTTGGGGACGTATTGAGCAGTGTTGGCGAAGTCAGCGGACCACAGTGGCACATCAGATAGTTCTTTGCCAGTTCCAGTAGCCTCGGCACGTCTGCCCGTTCTTCCCTCATCCCACCATCTGTGTGTAGGGTCAACTAAGTTTTCCCCGACAACGCCCTGAACACCGAGTTCGATAAATTCTCCAACATGTCGGGCGAACGACTTGTCTGGCTCTTTTTTAGTAGGGGCCATTTAAATTCTTGGAAGTTCTACATCTGGCGTCGTAGAGGCAGGAGCGACATAGTTGCTATCCACTATCCCCCTAGACGTGTTGTAGTCTAATTGTCTGCTACCAATTAATTTTTGTATGAGAGCCGCTCTTTTGAGTGGGTCTTTTTCAGAATCAATGCTTTTCCTGAGGTTATCAAAGTTGGTCATCATCTCTCTAGCCTTAGGTGAATAATGCTCAGTTTTATCAGTCCCGTCTTCGTTTTTAGCAATTTCATCAATCATTACAGGGGTTCCGTCTGAATTGGTAGCACCAGTAGGGTCAGGAATTTTTTTCCCAGTTTTAACTTTGTAGTCACCCGTGTCTGAAAACTTGTAGGCATCTCCTGTAGCACTCATGGCCGTATGGAACGACAGTTCAGCGGCGGTTAAGTTGGAATCAGCATCTTGAATTGTTGCATTATCCTTATCCTTTTGTAAGTTGGTCCTAGCCCTGTTTGCGGCGGCTTCAGTTTCTCCGATTCTAAGTTTTTCTCTATCGAGGGCGGCGTCTCCAGAGGCCTTGTCGGCGGCGGCTCGGGCGGAGAGGGCGGTGTCGGCCTCAATCTTACGCTGGTTGGTAGCGGCGTCCGCCTCTACTTTTCGTTGCGTGATGCCAGCGGCAATCTCGCTTTTACGAGTCTCAGCAAGGGTGTTTGCTTGGTTTGTGTCAAAAGATAATCTACGCTCAAGGGTTTCCGTGTTGCTGGCTCTATTCATGGCACCTTCTTGTTTAGCGGTTTTATTACGCATTGCGGCTTCGCTTTCTTGTGCTCCGATTTGCATGGCAGTTCTAAGTGTTGCATTGGCACCCTGAAGGCCCGTAGTAAATGCCTCTCTGTTGAATGAAAGTTGTGACTCAAGAACGGGGTTTCTCTGTCCAAGTGCTTGGGATAAGGTGTCTCTTTCGCTTTGACCGCCTAGATAGTTGAATTGCATGTTAAGTTTGTGAGGCGGCGGCTTTTTGTCCAAATGCACCCATTACAATGGACGCACCATCCCAACCATAATTCTTGTCTTGGGCCAAATCCCAGCCCTGCTGAACGCCGCCTGCGGAAGAAAGGGTTTGCCTGATTTGCTGGTCTCTAATCTCTCCAGCATTTTTTGCTTCAACAGCAGAAGCATGGGAATCTGAAATAAGTGGAGATTCAAATGGAACGACAATTGGTATTGCCTGAGCGGACGTCAAAGCGGCTGTAGCGGCCTCCTGCAACTGCATAACTGATAGTGAATTTGCTAAATAGTTAGTGTTTTGCCCCCCTCCACTGGAAGCACTTATACCCAGTGCATATTGATTGTTGCTGTCTTGATTTACGAGTTTTGCAGAATAATAAGCGTAAAGAGAATTGGCCGCAGTAATAGCACGTGAAGTAAGATGCGTGGTTATGGCTGTGTCTGCTTCTGCGAATTCTTCAGAGTTAGATTTGTAGGCTTCAATTGTTTGAGCAATTTCAAGCCTAGGGTCTCTTCCGTAAAATTTGTAGCCTTCGGGGGCAGTGTAAGTGCAATCAGCAAGTGCCGCTTGAGCCGCCCCAAGTGTACTAAACGCTAAGGGCCATCCATTTCCGCTGTTATTAAATTCAGTGTATGGCCCATTTATGCTTGGAACATAAACAAGCCCTCCAACGCCACCCCAAATCTGGTGTTTTGCAGTAGCAGTAAAACTAGTGCCTGCTGGATAAGTGTCCGTATAAGTGTATACAGGCGGCGACGCTCCATTGGAAGTTGCAAGTCTTACCACTATTGTGTGGATAAAGAAATTTGAGCCAACCCCTTGAAGGTTTTGTGCGTGAACTTCAACGTATGTTTGTTGAGCATACGGAGGGTACAATGCTGGATTTGGGTCTGGATTCGGCATTAGAAAGAAGAGAAAATAGATTTACCAACAAAGGACGCCTCTACACCTACACTGTAAATGGCTGGCCTTCCAGCCTTTACAACAACTTCAATCTTCCCACCCATACACTTTTTGTTAGCCAAAGCACGTCTAACAGCAGTGCCGAGGTTTCCGTTAAATTTGTCCATTAAGGTTTTCCCGTCTGGATTAACGGAAATAAAGTTCATTTCAACCTCTGCTTGGCCTTTTGTGTCTAGGGTCATGAAGCAGTCATCATACTTCTTGTCTGAATGTGAGCCAAAAAAGTAGTTTCGGCTTCTCATTTTTGCTACAACGGCGGTTCCACCGTCAGTCGAGCCTTCGTTAAGTAAATAGACCTTTCCAAGTGCCTTATTAATTCCCCAGAGCCTTGGCTTCCCGTCTCTTCTGCCTACAACAACTGTATTTATTGAATAAGGGTATACGTAAACAGACTCAAGTGGCACCTTGTTAAAGGTATTAAAGACTAAAATGACAGATTTGGCGTACTGTCCATTAAGCGGTAGGGTAAAAAAACAACGCCCATGGCAAGAAACTGCCGTAATTTCTGCCAGTTTTGTTTGGTCAATCAAATCCATGATGTCTTGGATTGTTAAGGTTATCGGCGGGGTGCCTTCTTCATATCCAATTTTTCCGCCAGAGTACTTAAGGCCTTTAATGCCATTAGAGTCCATGAACAAAACAGTTGAGCCTATTTTGCAGATAGCGTCAGGGGTGGCTAACCCCTCTTGGTGTGCTACTTTGTTAATTCTGTGAAATACCTGTGGGCTGACCTTTCTTTCAATATTTGCCTGTCGTCCTAAGCCGCCCTCTACGGAGTAGATGCTCCTTTTGCCCAAAACCAGCATGGCGTTCACGTCTGGAATAATAGCCTGAACCTCATCATAGGTGCCTTGAATTAAATAGGCACTATCTGGCTCGTAAGGCTGAACCCCAGTGTAGAGCGTAAAATTAATTTTATCGCCTTTTGCAGTAACCAGCCGCTCCACTATGTTGGCTCCAGCAACAAAGTCGTTATCAGTCGTTTCCATAGTCAAGGCGTCTTGATATCCTTGTCCTCGGGCTTTTACCTTAGCCGCCAGATTGACCGAAGTGAAGGCACCTGTTTGACAATTAAATCTTTGGTTTGTGCCCCACAGCAGGATGCTGTCTCCAGTGGATGAAGACGCCCCACAGGCATAGGTAATGGGTGCTGAAGCCGAGCCAGCAAGGGTGCTACCAAGCCTAGGGGTGGCTACGCCCTCATTGAGTTCCATATTCTCGGTGTACTCAAGGACGCCGCCATCGGCAGGGAAGGCGACACTGTTAGGGTAGGAATAGAATCCTTCAAATCTAATGTCTCCGTCAGGTTTAATTTCACGTGCCATAGGTTTTATTCAGGCGGTTATGCATTTGGAACGCAGATATGCAAATCCCAGTCATAATGGTAACCATCGTCACAATCAATTGGTGGTTCTGGGTCGGGTTCGTTAACACAGCATAGTTCGACAGGGTCCCAGACCATACCTTCTGGACATGGGTTGCACTCTGGGCACTCTGCATCTTGTCCGTTTATTCCATCAATGCCTTTCTGCACTACTAAATCAATGTGAAAATTTGGAAAGGTGCCACTAATTGTGGCTGAGGTAGATTCCCCATTTGTAGCACTAATAGTAAAAGTTGGAACACTGGTATCGGAACCTTCAACAACAGACCTTAAGATGAATCCATCAGAAGTGTGGGAGGCCGAATCCCCATCATTTACTGCGTTGTATTTTCTAAGCATTAGAATCTTAAACGTAGATAACGAGTCCTCCTGTACCATTTGTTCCCTTTTGTACTATTACGCTAATGTCAATATTTGGATAGGTGCCACTAATTGTGGCCGAAGTAGAGTCTCCAGAGGTAAAATTAATTGTAAAATTAGGTTGGGCGTTTTTACCGCTTGATGGAGTTGCTTTTAAAACAAATCCATCAGAAGTATGAACAGCCGATTGCCTGTTATTTACTGAGTTGTATTTTCTAAGAGTCATTTTTATGCGGTGTAGTAACTGCCATCGCCCTCCCAGTAATAACTAACTCCGTTAGCGGTATGAATAAATGTTCCATTAGCAAAGTAACTTCCAACCAAGCCTCCAGAAACATAGCCTCCAGAACCATTCCAGTTGTATCTAGTGCTTTTACCATTAAAAAAGAAGTCGTAGGTGGCTTCTTCTGGAACTGGTACATCTTCACCAACTAAAGTAATTTGAGTTCCCGCTGGGTAAAATGAGCCTAGGCTTAAAAGTGTTGTAAAGCCGCCTGTGCCGTTCCACTCGTAACGGTCATACATTCCGTTGTTAAAAGTGTTAATAGAACCAGACGGCACTTCTACATGGTGTGGTAAATAATCATTACTAATAAATGTTTCATTAGGGTAGTATTCCCAATCATTGTCATCATAACTAAAACCTCCAGTACCATCGTGGTAATAACGACCATAACTGACTTCAGAGTCAAAATAATCACCAGAACCAGACGGCACTTGTACTGGAGTTTGTGTTCCGATTGCTCCCGTTGTATAAAACAAAGTTCCAGCGGCAGTGTAAGTACCTGTGGCGACTCCATAGAAGCCACCATCACCATCCCAGCGATAATTTACTGTTCTTCCAGTCGGGAATAGCGTTGGTTCATTACCCTCTACTAAGACGACACCAAATGTTTCTGGAACTGTCACCCCAGTATTTGCACCATTTGTGTAGTATACTTTAGCGTCATCTGCAAATACAGATTCAGCGCCACCTTGCCCATCGTAAATATACCGATAAAAAGATTGGTAGGCTGTTACGCTTGTCCCAGCAATATCAACTAATTCAAAACCTACATAAGGCGAAAGCGTAACGTCTTGACAGATAAAGTCGCCCTCGTTGGCGGTTTCTTGGCTACCATCGGACGTGTAGTTTATCCCAGTTCCATCTTCAACGTAATCGGTATAAACGGTAGCAATAGTAAAAATACATGGCTCGCCCCCGAGTGGATATACTGTCAACGTATCGTCATTTTCTGGGGTATAGACCCTGTTGGTAACCCATTCAGCAGGAAAGTACTGAAGGCCCCAAGTTTCTGTTGAATACTCTCCACCTAAGCCGTCTGCATACCAATTGGTTTCATAAGGCATGTAATAGGGTTCGCCAATGAAGTCGTATTCGGTGCGGCTAGTGTCGTCTGGCCCATGCAAAAACGTGCCATACGCTGGCACTCCATCGAGGTCGCTAGCCGTCCCATTTAAAGAAGCCACATTGCTATGGCGTCCGCCTAGCCTCATGTCGCCCTTAAATGGCATTACTGTGCGTAGTGGTAGACGTAGCCCTCACCATCGACCCAAACTTCGCCATTGTAGCCGTTCAGTTCGAAAGAACCCCCGTCATGCTTGTTGGCGGTCTTTTCATGGGTAATGATGATAGGAGAGCCAGCCCCTTCGGGCTGGAGGTAGACATTAAGGAGGTCGGTGTCGCTAGAATTCACGATGCCAAAGACACGCCTATTCCTGACGGCTTCGAGCACTTTAATCTTGGTACCGACACTGTTAAATACAGTCACATCTACGCTAGGGATGTTCTGTGGCTGGTTGATATGGGACATTTTAGTAGGTTCTAAAGTTTATTTTGCGGACTTGCCCCTGTTGCCTGAGGACTTGGTCGAGGGCTTGGTCAAGGGCTGTTTGGGCGTCCGCTTCAGCCGCTGTCGCAAGTTCGGTTTGGCCTTGCGAACGTTGATAGTCGGCGTGGACACCGTGAATGAGATAGGAACCGAACAATCTTGGGACTTGGACGATTTGCCAAGAACCGACAGTAGGGATTGAACCAGTGCCCGAAGGCGATGAACCAGTGTATTCATAAAAATTGCCCAAGACTGGGCTTCCACTTACAGGTATCAGAGAACCAGTGCCACTACCAGCATCAAAATAAACCTGAGCATTAGTTTTGTAAGAGACGGCAGTATCCCAAGGGTCTCCAAATAACTTAGGTGCATCCGTTCTGTATTCGACCCAGACGTTTTGGTCCGAGTTATTAAGCAGGAAGCAGTCAGAGCCGTTAAGGGTGAAGTCCTTTTCAATGGAGTTGTGGGCAAGGGGGTCCTTAGTCCACACGGCAAGCACCTGACCAACGTCATTGGGCAGGGTCACCTTGTTGCGTTCGCTGACAATGGTGGTCGCACACTGGCTAAACTTCTTAAGTTCGGGCCACTCATGCTGTTCCCAGCACGTCTGCATGCGTCTGGAGGCAAAGTCCCTAACGGTAGCGAACCTGTCAGTAGTCGTCAGGTTCCTATCCAACCCACAGAGTTGCAGGGAGGTGTGCAGGATTTCGCTGAAGTTGATGGTACGCATTAAATTGACCTACCAAACTGGTCGAACAGGCCTTTAGTCCCATTGACCAGCAGAGTGGTGTTCTCCGCCTTGGAGTTCGTTTTACACTCGGGGTTGTCTCTAAGGAAATCTTTGACGAATCCCTTATCTTTCCAACAGGCGTATCCGAGACGCTGGCCCCAGTAGTGGTAGGAGTCTACTGGGATTCGCATGGATAGTTGGCCTAGTCCGTCTACGTGCTTATGAAGTTGCTGATTAAGTTGCCCAATCAGTTTCTTCTGAGCGTGTGCTTGGACCTTTCGGAGTTCCCACCCCGACCGAAACTCCTCAAGCATTGGCTTGAGAAGGTCGGAAGGGATGGCTTCATGGATGGGTTGAATTCCAACCATGCTCCGTTCTGCTTAGGACAGCAGACCGCCGTTATTGGATGCCGCCTTGTAGTCCAGCATGCCGAACGTCAGGGGCGATTGGACGACCAGAGCCGCCATCGCTTCCATCATTCTGCGGGGACCACCACCGTTTTCGGTAAGTTCACGGACCTGAGCGATGTTTCCGCCGTAGCGAATTTCGAGCATGTCCCAAGGGATAATAAAGCCCTTGCACTTAGCGTTGTTGGCGTGGAGGTTGACGTAGACCTTGGCCTCGGATTCGGTAGCGAAGCGAGCATGAACAGCACCTGCGGTGCCAAAAGCGACACGCTCGTACTTGTTAGTGGTAGCATCCTTGAGCCAGACAAGGTTCTTTCCAGAACCGTTGAGGCCAACACCGTTGGAGGTGACATCGGAGGCGAGGTAGACGCCGTCAACAATCGCATATCGGCTGGTATGCGTATACGAAGCACCAGTAGCACCAGCACCGCAATCGACGATGGTGTAAGGGTTAACGCCAGCGTGGAGGAACTGGGTAGGGATAAGGGCCAACTTGCCGAAGTCGCCCTCGAAGTAATCTACCGACACCTTGATGCTGTCGGAATTAGCGTCTCGCTGATTCTGGATGCGGGAAGTCAACGAAGGCTCAGTCTTAGTGTAGACGAGGTTCGTGAACTGACGCTTCAGAGCGGTGCCAACTACGGCTTCATGGTTCTTGAACTGGCCAGTCTGCTCATAGACCGAAGTCATGAGGTCCTGAACATTGTTCTCACCGAGTTGGTCAACAGTCTCACCAGTGCCAAGGATAGACGAGGCAGGGGTGCGGAAGTTTTCACCAATAGGGCGGATGGACTGATTCTGTACGCCATACTTGGCCTGAGTGTTGTCCGTAGCGGCGAGCAGGGAGTTCTTAATCCAAGCCGTAAGACAGCGAGTGCGATATGGGGTCGCACCGTCATCAATAGCGGGGAGGATGTCAGAGGTGAAGGTCATTTCCATCGAACGTTTAAGGTCGATAGTGGCCTTACCCAACTGTCTGCTGAGTTCGTCCTTAACACCAGCGATGTTGAGGATGTCCTGCGTCAAGTTGGACACGTGAACGGCTCTACGGAACATGTGGATGTTATTTTCCACTTCTTCTCTGTAGCCGAGCGTGTACTGCTTGAATGCGGCATTGGTTGATGGGGAGGTAGGGTCAACGTCCGTACCATCGAGAATACCAAGTTCGATGGAGGGGTCTGGGTGGCGGTCAACTTGCCAGCGGAAAGTTGTATTTCCAGGTTTTGAGCCACGTTTTGCCATCGAAGTGATGGGGGTGTCCTTAGCATCAACGTTAGCGATGAGGTCAGAGAGTTCTTCTCTGATACCAACTCTAGCACCCTGAAGGGGTCGCTGATTTTGGAACTGTCTTTCGAATAGGGAAGCCATGTTTTTTTTGGGGGGGGGTTAGATGAACTTACTTCTAAACACGTCTGCTAAGTCATCGACTGAACCTGAACGTTTGAAGCGTTCCATGCTGTCTTTCGCCTTGGCTTCATCGGCTCGCATAGCGGGTCGAGGGGCGGACGAGGTCTGCATAGGTTGTACTTGAACGGTAGGATTCTGAATAAAATTACGTGCGTTCTTCTTCTGGGTATTGTACGAGACCATACCTAGAGCCAACTGGGCGGCGTACATCTCATAGTCTGGGAACTTCTTGATTTCAGGCACTGCATCAACGAACTTCTTAACAACCGATGAACGGCTGTCAGTTGGGTCGTCTAGCCAAGGAAACTCCTTGCGAGCCATTGTCTTGAACTCTTTAGACTTAGAGATGAATTCTGCTTGCTGGGGAAGAAACTCTTCAATGGACCTAAGTGCCGTGACTTTCGCCTTGGTAATTTCGTCCTTTGAAACGTTCTTTTCTTCAGATTCACCATCATAGTAACCATCGGGGTAACGTTCACAGAAAAGTCGAATCTGTCTTTGTCTCTCGTACTCGGCCTTAATTTTTTCCTCCGAGTCAAATTCCGCATAAGGATTATTTGTAGCGGGTTTAACTGGAGCGGCCTGTTGTCGCTTGAGAGTATCAAGTTCTTCTTCGAGTTTCTTTGAACGTTCCTCTGCTTCACGTCTCAGGGCCGTAAGTTTGTTAAGTCTCTTCTGAACTCCCTTAGGAGTGTCATCATTAACGTAACGAGCCTCGTCGGTCTCTGCTTCGGTGATTGCTTCGGCTTGGAGAGTTTCGACCTCGGGGGCCTCGCTCGCTTCTGCTTCTGCTTCGGATTCTTTTGTATCGGAGTCTCCACTCTCCGCTTTCATCTGCCCGTCAGACAAGGCTCGCAGAAAATAATCTGCAAGTTTTTCACTAGGTGAAGAGTCGGGTGTAACTCCACCTTCATTATCAGTCATGGGGGTATTAACCTCGGTCCCAAGTTCGAGGTCAGCGTTAGGCTGAATTGTGTTTTCTTCCATAGTCAGGGTTTAGTGCTCCCAGAAGCGATGAAAGTGGAAGGCCTTTTAGGCCAACCAGCAAGTTAAGTCGGATTGCACCACGCTTTGAGTCGCTTTTATCCTAAGGCTGAGTCTGCTACCGCTTCTTCCCGAAGTCTTTGAATCTCAAGAAGTAAATCGTTGATTGCTTCAAGCCTTCCAGCCGAGTGGGTGCGAGCCTCGCCAATGGTGTTTGCTGACATGACCTTACCCATTTCAATTTGGAGTGCCAAGTCGCACACAATAAGTACAGATTTGTAGAGCGATTCACCCTCATTAGTCCTAAACTGAAAGGACTTTATGATTTTATTACGTTCTTCGTTCATTAGGCAATGGGTGCTTCAACGTTGACAGTGGTGTTCTGGACTTGCTGGGGCGGCGGTTGAGCCTGTTGCCCCTGCTGGGCCTCACCAAATTCTTTTTGAATCTCCTCAGAGGCTGGCGATACGCCAATTCTACCAATCTGCTTGTTCTTTTCTTGGTCGATGGAGAATTGCAACTGTTTGGTGTAGTTTTGGAACAGGATTTGGAAGATTCTGTCGCCGTTAAGGGCCTGCTGGGCCTTGGGGTTCTTCTGAAGGATGTCCTGAGCGAACTGCAACTTGCTTGAGGCGGCTGGGTCCATCTCGGTGTACAGGGCCTCATTGCCAAGCATCATCATCCCAATGTCGCTGACCACGTCCTTGTAAAGTTTCTGTGAAGCGGTGGCTTGGTCGATGACCAGTTCTCTGGCCGCATCAGGGCTAATGGACTCAATCACCAATTTGACCAACTTATTTCGGTCAATAATGCCTCCGCTATCAAGGGGAACGACAGTCTTAATGATGGCCTCTAGTTTCTTTTGAACAAATTCTGGGTCAGTGTCACGCACGTCAAAACGTACATTGAAGTCAAACTGGCTATGAATGTCCTGCATGCCTTGTTTAAGGGGGCTACCAGTGATTCGCATGATTTCTTCCTCCGACATGAACTGAAGGCTAAGTGAGAACATTTGGGTATAAACCCTATTCCAGAACATTAACCACCCGTCCACTTGAAGTTGTTTAAGCATTTGAATTTTCTGTGGGTCAATAAGTTCACCAACAGCAAATCCGTAATAATTTCCAAGGTTTTGTTCAACTTGCTGAATTACTTGAAAAGCCATCCCAGCGTCACTTCTTGGGGATTCGAGCCAAGTGTAGTCATCTTTATTCGAAACTGGGAGAACCTGTGCTGGTGCAATTCTATTTAAGGCACCAATACGCTTAACAACCTTAACAGGGGGGAGAACCTCAAAGGCAGTTCTGTCTCTGATGGCGTCATGCTGGGCTTTAACTTCATCTTGCTCAGTTTTGTTAATTTCTGGGATACCTCTGGATTCGGCAACGGCACGTCTATTTCTTTCACGTCTGTATTCTACAAACGGGTATTCTCCGTGGGCATAATTTAAAATGTCATGCTTGCCATACATGTCAGCACCGCAGTGAGTACTAAAGACGGTGTAGTAAATTGCTGGAACGTCATTGGTGTCCAACTGCCTGTAGTATGCCCAAACAATTTCAATAAGGTTATTTCCACGCTCAATGTTAGAATTAAGCATCGTGGTTGTAGGCACAAGGTTTGGGTCGTTAAAATAGTAATGGTTACCGATACTATTAACTGCTTTTTCAACCCATTCGCTATCCCATCCAGCAACCTTGGCGGTAGAGCGAAGTTCAACTTCCGTCATGTATTGTCTACGGAAAATGACTCTCGCCTTTTGAAGGTCAGCGGTCTCAGGGGGGAAGCAAACCTCATCAAATGGCTTAAGTGCTTCAACGTGTGGAAGATTTTTCTGAACATACACCTCTGGGATTTCCCCAATTCCATTTTCACGCATGCCTTTAACAAACTTTTTCATTTCTCTTTGTTTAAGTTGTGGCATGACGTCTTTTAGGAGGGCCAATGCGTAATCTTCTTTTGTAGGGTCAATAATAGCGTTAAACAACTTAGAGAAAGTCCCTTCGGCTCCGTTGGCGGCACCCTGTTGTTTTTCGGCCATCGCCATATTTTGAAGTTCATCTAATTTCATGTTGTTTACCCTAGTTCCCATTTCTTGCTCCCAAGTTACTTGGACAACAGACCATCCGTAAGTTAATGCGTAGTCAGCCGCTAGTTCCGCTTCCTTGTGCAATTCGTTTTTAATCTTAGTCTCAACCATCCAACGCATTAGCGTAGTAGCCGATGCGGCGGACATGGTATCACTAATTTCGGTGCCGCCGACCTTAAGGGTGCAACCCTTGTAGGCGGTAAGCAGTAACGCTTTCTGGTCGTTAATTAATCTATCTACCAATCTGATACGCACATCTGAGGCACCCTCAAACGGGAAAGCGGGGTCGCCATCAGGTCTGGCCCAAGAGTGCTTTTTGCCGTCATCGGTCTGACCAGTCCATCTAGTAAGCCTGATGTCGTCGGCATAGGTCATCTTGGATACCATGGTTCCGTGAAATGCGGAACGCTGGTATTCGTTTAACAGTATCTGGATGTCTGGCTTTTCGGCGTGATACGCCAATTTATCAGCGTGGGGAGTCGGGCTTTTGAAGTTCATGGGTGTTTTGGTTAATAAAGTTTAGAATTTCATCCCTGAAGAACATGTGTTGTCCCCCCAAGGTCTTAAATGTTTTAATCGCTCCCCTATTTCTAAGCCTCAAGAGCGTAGACTTTGAAAGGTTAAAGATTCGGGCCGCATCGGCAAGCCTGAGCAACGGTGGGGTTTCTTTTGGGAGCATTTTAGTAAGAGCCTCCTCCAATTGCCTTGTAGGTGTCTGCCCCGCCATACATGGGGTCCATAACCGCTAAATACCTTAGGGTGTCGATTGGGTCTTTGGATGCACCTTTTTCTGCATCTAAACCAGTCCACTCCCTAAGGCACCAGATTAAGTTTTTGCAATCTTCGGAGATAAAAAGTTTTGGTAAGTTTACCATAGATAATTCCTGATTGGGGTCATATGAAAACCAATCGTTGATAATTGATACACCCTCTTCAAGCCTGAGGCCAGCCGCTGGCGTAAAGTACATTGGGGTATCGCCTTCGTCTAGTAGGTTAATAAGAGTGGTGCCGCCTTCCTTCTGGATAATGGTGGTGCCGCCAGCACGTGGGTCGATGTACCTGTCTGCAATGACTTCGCCCTTTTCAAGGTCTAAAATGTGTTTCTTAATTTCGTCTAAACCCATACCAGCACCTTGACGTTGGGCGGGGCCAGCCTTGCCGTCATGTTTATCTCCAGCCATTGCCCACTCACCCATACTGATGTCTGGCCACTCTCTGTAAATAAACTTAGAGCCGTCTTCCATCACCCTCATCCATAGCATGTACCAATTTCTAGCCCCAGCAGGGTCAACGGACATGTAATTGGTCCCCTCTGCTGGCATAAGTTCGGCTGGGATGATGTTAGGTTCCCCAAATCTTGGAAACTGAGAACCAGAAAGGGATTCGGCCCAACCATAAGCACGAATCTTGACCTCGTAGGGGCCTCTTCCACGAAGTGCTAACTTGATTTGTTCGAAAGGAGAGTATCTATTAAGGATTGAATGAAACCAGATTACATTGGCAGAACCCTTGCTACATTCTGCAACGTAGGGCATGTGCCCCTTAGGGATGCTTGGGACGTTTTGTGTATCTGGAAGGAGGTCTGCAAAGAGCGTCTTTTTTATTCTGCAACCAGAAACGTAATCCTTAACGACAGGGGTGAACCCAGTGATGGGGGTGAAAGTAAGAATCATCTTACCAGAGCGGGTGACTAGTCGGTATCTGAGCGTCTCAATCCAGTCTTGAGGCACTAATTCATCACACCAGATAAAGTCTGGTTCACCACCTTCAATGACCTTTTTCTCCTGACCATAGTTCATGAAGAAAATCTGCGATTTGTTTGGCAAAACAAAGGTGGCGTCCGAAAATCCGTTTTTCTGGGAGTACTGGATGTTCGTGACCTTTGTCTTTTTGGCGTTTTTAAATTCTGGAGGCATGTATTTCCAAATAACAGCCTGTTGCATTTGAATAGACGTCTGGGATGTAGTGTGGAGGCACCAAACACGGCTTTCTGGCCTAGAGCATAGCAGTTGCATGACCCTCTTTGCCGCATACTCCGTTTTACCCGCTCGATTGCCGCCCATGATGAGCAACTCATTCCCAGCCATCAGTAATCTGTCGGCTTCGGCCCAACTTTCTGGTTCATATCCATGCCTGAACGGGTCATTTTGTTCAGCCCTAATTTTTTCCTCACGCCTTTTTAGGATTTCAGTTACCGAATCAATTCCAAGTTCCTGTGCTAAGTCGAGGACCTCTTCCTCGTTCGGCATTTTGATTACGGGGTGCTTTGTAAGTTCAATGCCGCATACCACCTGTTTTTCAAAAGCCATTAGGCTGTCCCCCAATACTTATCAATTTTTACAGGGAAACCATTGTTAGCCGACTCTTGTGCGTTTGACTGAATTACGCCGCCGAGGTATCCAAATGTTGCCACTCTGACTGGTCCGCATACATCAGGTCTAAATCTACTAATCCAAGGCATTAAACCGCCAGCAACATTGCCAGCGGCTACGCCTCCTAAAAATTTTGATTTCATTTGTCCGTATTCGGGCGACATGGAGTAAGATATGTCAGACTTTTTTCCGCCGCCTTGCCGCCTTCCCCTATTGTCGTCTTTTGGTTTACTTGAAAGGCCAACAGTAGGCTCAATGCTTCGTGCCGCTGGTTGCCTTACGTTTGTCGTAAGTTTTGTTTCATTAAGACCAAAGGTTTGGCTAGTCCCATTGAGACCTTTCGTAGGCTCAATGCTTCGTGCCGCAGGCCCCCTTATGTTCGTTGTGAGGCTTTGCTCATTAAGACCAAAGGTTTGACTAGTACCATTAAGACCAACAGTACGGGCCGATAGGCCCAAGGGCTTTGTAGGGTCTAACTTAGGGTTCCCTTGTGACGGAACGTATTTGTCGTCTTCCGCCATTTTAAGTTACGGGTTACTTATTGCCGTTTCTGTCTTGTTCCTTTTTACGGGACCAATAAGAATTTGCGGCGGCACCAGTAGCGGCACCAGCGGCGGTGGCGGAACTACCAGTGATGATGCCCTTTTCCATCTCGGTCAGACCTCCCTTGTTCATAATGCCAAGTTTGGTTTTGTCCATGGAGCCGCTGTTGAGTTCAGAGTAAGGGTCTTTTTTAGTGAAATAATCTTTGGGGTCTCTCTCAGTAACGCTTTTGTTAAACTCGGACCCTTTGGGTTTATTGCCAATTTTACCCGTACCTTGATTCTTAAACGCATCCATTGCCTTACTCATGTATAAGGGGTTAACACCCTTGCCAGCGTCAGAGTTGTAGAAGTCATCGCTTTCCTGCTTAAGTTTACGGCCCATGTCGGCCGAAACACCGTCAGGCTTATCACTCTTTTTTATCCAGCCAAGGATGGTGTCTTTAATGCCTTTGGCGGCTTTCTTTTGGTATTCTTTCATTGGATTAGTTTTAGGGTTTTTTTATTTTGAGAAATTTAGCAACGTTTACCGCCCCTTTGGGGCTTTTTACCTTTGGAGCGGAATTCGTTCTTAGGGGTTTGAAACTTGGAGCCTTCAGGCTTCTCGAACTTCTCATTCTTGTGCTTCATCTGGTTTAGTTTTAGTAGACGTGCTGAAGAGTCTCTGCTTAGAAATTGGCCGTTGCGAGCAAAAAAATGAGGCCCCCTTAATTGTAACCAGAATCTCCGC